AGAAGATCCAACTTTATTTTCATCCATTATTTTTTTGCTCCGTTTTTAAATATCTGTGTTCCCTTTATACCATAAATGCTCGCAACTACAAGGATCCAAAGATTTGTAAACCATTTTGGAAGCGCTGAGAACATCTCAAAGAACAGTTTTACCTTGTCCATAGCTGTTGGATCGTCACTTACGACTGCCCAGGCTAGGATTGCTATAGGCAAACTTAGAATTATTAAAACTGCCTCGTCCTTCCAATCTGATTGTCTGGATTCTAGGAGTTTTCCTTGGTAAGCTTCCTCACCACTTGCCATACGAGACGCATGCATTAACTGTGCGTCTGACATTGCTATTTTAGTCTTCTGTTTGTTAGCGTAAATTTTACTTCCAGCAGAGACAGCTAATCTAATTGCCGATAACCACATTGGTTAGTACCAAGTAGCTGTTTTGCTTTTAGATGCTAACATTCTTCTAGTGCCTTTAACTTTGACAGTTTGAGATTCCGTATCTTTTGTCATCTCAATTGGTTTTTCAACAAAAGAAATAGTATCTTTTTTAGAATCGTTAGTTTTATTTTTATTTTTTATCATAATGACTTTTTTAACCTTTTTTCAAGTTTTTTTCAATATTAATCGTTACCACTTGTCATAATACTAACACTAGGCATTGTATTACTAGATTCTGGCATCAAATCTTTTACATTAGGTATGCTTTTACTTAAAATAGTCTTTTCAATAGAAGTATCAGCTCTTAATTTTGCCAATTCTTCGTTTTGTTTTAACTTATCTTCTTGATTACCTTGATTCATCATTGCTTTCATCTTATCTAGGTTCATTCTCTCTTCATCATTTTTCTTTTTCTCAGCATTTTCTGCTGCTCTGATGTCTAATTCTCTTGCTCTTAGTTTAGCAATTGGATCATTATCAAATTCACCTGTAATTTTCTTCTCTTCCTTCATAAAGTCTTCCATCATCTCAGCAATCAATACAGCTTTTCTAGATTCTATCTTTTGAGTAGCCTGCATTACTTGTTGTTGTATCTGTTGAGCCATTTGTGGATTTTGTTGAGACTGCATTTGCATTTGTTGCAACTGTAGTAATTCATCTTTGAATTCTAATTCAATTTGTTCTTGAGACATTATTGAAATATGTTCAAAAATATTTTTCTCCAATGAAGCTAGGATCATTGGATTATTTCTAGCAATGTTAGTTGCCATAAAATTTAAGTGAGCAGTAATATGCGCTCTATGATCTTGTCCAGGGAAAGCTTGAAACTGTGCTCCACCTAAAGCGTCAACATGTTCTAGTGCCGGATCTTTTGGCATAGGTTGTTGAGGTTTAATTAAAACAGAATCAATATTTTTTACACCTAATGCTTCATACATATTTCTAAACGCTTCATACATATTGTGCATTTGTGGATTAGATTGTGCCAGCTGCAATTCGGTTTGCGCAAGTGAAATACGCTGAGTCTGTGAAAAAATGTTAGGGTCCGCAACTGGCAATATATCTACCCTATCATCAAAATCAGATTGTTTAATCGTTCTTTGACCCCCAACTACATCATACGGATACTCTTGTGGTAGATATAACTTGAATACTCTCGCCATTAATTTAAATTCATTCTTTAGTGCAGAGTAAATTCTTTTGTGGATAGCAGACATGGTTCTTGAACCACGCTCTAATAGAGCAACTGTTGTTCCAACGGCTGCTTGTTGATTACCATCACCGACTTGTAAATCAGCAATAGATGCAAATCTTTGACCTGCACTAACTACTACTCCCATTAACTGAAGTAAAGTTTGAGAAGGTTCTTTGAAAGGTAACATCATAAATGAATCTTTTAAATTTCCACCAGGTGCATCTACATCTCTAAACTCACCAGGTTGAATTGATTGAGCGTCATCTCTAATTCTTATACCTCTCATTTTAAATCCAGCAGGTAAATTAGATAGTGTTCCTGCATCTAACAACTGTCTTAATGCAGAAGTTGCAGTACGTGATAATCCACCAATCATGTGAATTAAACCAAAACCATAAAAACCTAAACCAGGTAAAAATTTAAAGTGTACAAAGTAATTTACTTTTTTCTTTTTTGGATCAGCTGGTTCGTAGTTTCTTTTAATAGAAAGTACTTCATTTGATCCTTCTTCTAAAGTTACAATGTAAGGGATTTTAATTCCTGTGGGCTCACCAGTCTCAGGATCTGTATCTTCAAAACCTTCTAGGTCCAAATCAATATGACATTCTAATAAAGTATATAAGTTTTCGTCTTGACCAGATTTATTAACACCTTCTAGTTCTCGTTCTTTTTTCTCAACGTCAGATTCAGTATCTGCAGGTTCAGTCAATTCTATGTCTCTATAAAAACCTGCTACTTGTTGTTTTCTTAAATCGTTTTCAGAAATTTTTATTTTGTGAATAATTGCTTCTGCTTCATCTAATGATGTTGCACTATATGGAACAATCAAATCATCTGCAGGTACAAACTTAGATACTGCACGTTCTGCTACTTCATCATAATAAATTTTTTTAAATGTTGAACCGGCTAATGGTAAATAGAAAAGCATAGAATCAAATTCTGGTTCATACTCTTTCATCTTCTCCATAATTTCATAGTTCATGAAATCTTTTACTCTTTGAGCTTGTTGAGTTTTCTCAGGAGTTGTTAGTCCCATGACTTGAGTTCTAACAGGTCCATCTGCTGGTAATAATTCTTTGTAAGCTAATGATTGAAACTGAGTAACTGCTTCAGCTAGCACTGGGTGAGTTGCACCTGATGCTCCTTGAAAAGGTTCTGTTCTATTGTCGTATTTAAATCCTAAAAGATCTAGTCCTGTAATATAAGCTTTCTCCCAATCTTTTCTTGATGAAGAGTAGTCCATATATTTACCATTAAGATCAGATGCAATCTCTCCTAAGATATCGTCTGGTAAAAATTCTGCTAAGTTTGAATAATGTTCGTCACCACCTTCAGGTGATGCAGTAGCTGGATCTAAATTAATATCAACGGAACCGTCTTCGTTTTCTGTAACATCTACAGGATCACCTTCGGCTTGTTCAATCTCAATTTGTTCTTCAGCTTGTTCTTTTAAATCCTCTTCTCCAGGGATTTCAAATTCTTTTTTTGGACTCGAGTTTGGTAGAGCCTTGTCTATATCCGCCATTTATTTTCTCCGTATGTTTAAATACCTTAACAGTATTATAGTTTATATTCAAGCCCTGAGGCATGGGTCCAGATTTAGGAGGGATTGTTGTAGTTAGTCTTTTAGGGTTGGTCATTATTTGACCCCTAAGATACCTGCTAGTCCGCCCGATGCTAATGTAATTTTAGTTTTATCTTTCTCCATTAAATCACTCATGATACGCATCTCTTCAGATTCGTTACTTAATTTTGTTTTCTTATTATAAAAATCTTTTAGCTCTTGTAAAGATTCAGGACGTCTACCCATCTCTTTAATAAATTCTTTTACAACCATTTCTATTTCAACAGTTGGATCGATAGGTTTATCTACAGAAGCCATTTCTGATTTAGCCATATCCGCTTCAGCAGTATTCATGATTCCTGAACCTTGGTTCTTGGCTTCTGGGCCAGGTATACCTTGGTCTCTCATTAAATCTCTGATATCTTCTTCACCATCATCCATTGGACCAAGGTCCATTGGAATTTCCTGTATCTCAGATGTGTCTTCGTATTTTGCCATTGCCTAATAATATACTTTTTCTACCTGTTGTAAAGGCTCATCTTTATAATCGTCTGGATGCTCTACTAAGCCCCCTTGTCTGAATCTCATTACAGCTTGTGTCATAGAATCCACTAAATCATCGTGATCTCCATAAGGAAATGCTGCGCATTCTTCAATCACTTCTTGTGCGAACTCCATATCTACAGGAGCCCAAATACGACCACTCTCAAATAGAGGTGATACAGAATTGACTCTAGTGTGCTTATCATTACCTCTTGAAGGTGTAAAATTTATAACTGGTATTCCAAGTTTTCTTAATTCATAAGTAAGTGGAAGTCCTGATGCTTTTGCTTCTACGATTACAGTTTCAGGTTTCCAATATCCA